AATACTCATCTCGGTTTTACTCTGCCATAGTTTACTGGTCAGACTGACCGGTTTATACTTGGTTGTGCAAGCTATGCACAGGCCTTCTTGCAGATGCGAGTGCCTACCGCAGGTGTCGCATTTCATAAGTGGGGATACTTCCATCTCAAACTCTCCTTCCTTGTGTTAGTTTAGCGAGAATTGTGCTTTCGTCACAACCCCAGCTCTTTGAACAGATCAAAGCCATGTGGCTCGAATTCAACATATTGAGACCCTTTCGAGCCCGCAACGCTATAATTGCGGTCTCCAACGACTCACCTCTCTTCATTCTGCTGGCCACGGCTGACCAACTCACACTGTAGTAAAAGCAGGCTTGGTTTTTCGATCGAAATTTCAGACCGTTAACCGTCAAAGCCTCCACACAGTTCGGTGTGTACTTGTCATTCGCTTTGACGGTCATTTTCGTTTTCCCAGCAATTTCCATCGATCCGCTTCATCACGAGAGCCTTTCCAGTGACCCACCAAGTAGGCTATGTTCAACGGAATGGCCACCAATAAAAATATCAACAATGCATCCATGATTCGTCTCCTTTGTTCGTTCTGATCTCCACCGTGTGACCTGAATTCGTGTACAAGTACAGTCTACCTTCCCAAGACAGTAAGCGGCCATTCAACTCTCTGGCGTACTTAACCATCTCACATAGTTTTGTGTCTCTGTTTAATGTGATCACCATCAGTGCTTAACCCCTATCTTTATGTCGGCGACACTATTCTTGACGACGCGTTCTTCTCGCACCAAGGTCACCAACGCTGTCTTCTGCTTAACGGCTTTGTCGGTCCAACACAGACACCCAGAATAATCTCCTTTGACTTCATTCAGCTCCACCATATCGTCCACCCAGAAAGGTAGCTCATAGAGGCATAACATGAATTCTTCCAGTCCTTTTATGGGAGGCTTAATCGCCTTGGAGTAGTTACAGGTGCTGCAAGTGTACTTCATCAACTCAGCCTCTTGCGTAGATACTCATTGAACTCACCGACCAACATTCCCATTGTGGAACCATCCACAACAGACTTATAAGTCAACCGCTGTACCCAAGTCCCGTAACCTTTCAAATAGACTGTGGATCCGTTGACCTCTTCTTCGAAGAAGTACCAATCGCCTTTTCTTCTCTCGCGATTCACCAACTTCAAGAACTCGGCGATCCTCATTCTTCCAACTCACAGATGATGTCCATCAGCACAGCTCGCAACGCACATTTGCTGACACCACTTGTGCGACTGTGGAGGTTGTAGACATCGCCATCTCGGGCCAAACGGAGTACCTGCTCTGCCTCACCGGTATCTTGATCGGTGAGGTTGAAGTACAAGTCACCGCCTCGGCTTACACTAATATTACAATTTTGCATAAAATTTTCCTTGTTTTTAACCCACAACAATTTCGCCTTTCTCGTTCAGAATCACATAGTTGCATTTGAGCAAACCACACCACTCCAAAGCTTCACTTTTCGCCGCAACTTGTAGCCAGTCGTCGTCCTCACCTGTCGGTACATACTTAACCAACCGGCCTTTGAGGGATCGGCGGATCTCCACTGAGTACCTCACAGCGAAACCTCGAGGTGTGTATGCTGGCCTGATGATGACGATCATCAGGGACTCTCTCTCTGTGTCCAAGCACCGGACATTAAGGCACGCTCTGCATCCTCGCGACACTCGAAGTACTGAGAGGATTCTCTCGATACCGGTCCATCCTTATCTGAACAACCTAAATAATAACCGGCCGCAGATTTCTCGACGCGTAATTCAAGCTTGACACCACCGAACTTATAAGCCAACTTTCCGTAAACATTTTCCATCTTCAACTCCTTCAAATTTTAGTCACACCGTACTCAGCTCTCAACACTTTGACGGTCTTACCTTTCACCTCTTTCAATGAGTCCAAAAACTCACGCTCTCTCAACTTCAAACTCTCGTGCTCTTCCAACAACGGATTCAGTTCCGCCACGACCCAACCATATTCGTATTTGGCACCTTTGTCTAACTTAGGTACATCGTGAATCTCTTCTATTTCACCCACTCCGTAACTCTTACCGGTTGTGACAATCACCAAATCACCTGCAGACAAATCCAAATTCGTCTTGTAGGTGTAACTCCGCGATGACTTGTCGAAAGTGACTAGTACTGTACGGACATCGTCCACCAAGAATGGCACTAGATGTGATAACCTCATATAATAAAATCTCCAAATTGCGTTTAAAAGCCCCGCAAACTCTTTTCAGAATCTACGAGGCAAATTGTCAGTACTTGTTATTATTATCTGACACTCTCAACTATGCTGCTTCTCTAGCCGCTTTGTCAGCCGCTTGTTTCTCACGGTAAGCCGCCAACGCCGCTTGTGCCTTTGGAGACACTTCACGCTTAGGTTTACCTGCGTCATACGCTTTTAGGACATCTTCACGATGTGTCGCCACCCAAGACGACACATCTTCATTACCTTCTGTCATCTCGTTCAACTTAGTAGCGATGGCCTCATCCTTCTCGTCAGATGTTAGACGCTTTTGAGTAGGATATCGGAAAGTTTCGAAGATAGCCTCAGCGTTCTCCGTCACAAATTTAGCCTTTGTATCGTCCTGCTCAACTAGGTAGTCTAAAGCCTTGCGGAGTTTGTTCTTCTCTGTCTTAGACACACGACGGATTGTGCCTACGTCGAAAAGGTCCACAAGTGTGTCTTTGTTCTCCACAAGCCAGTTTGACAAATCTTCATTGCCTTCTGTTAAAGCATCCAACGCTTCCTTAACCTTAGGTAGGCGTAGATGAGTTTGCGCTTCCACGCGAGTCTCGAAGATTTGGCCGTCTGGAGTTGTGAATACTTGTTTTAGATCTTCCATTATAATATTTCCTTATGTATATGCATATCATTTTTTCGATACCTCTTATAGGCTCGATTTTTCATTTTCGAAGCTCCGCTTTCTCGCTTTGCTTCATTAATTCAACAAGGCTTTCAACGCCTTCAATTCGCAACCTCCACTCTCGTTCAAAAATGGCCGTGAGGTCTCCTCACACACCGCCTCCGACACGCGTCGAGTTCGGGTGAGGTGAAGTCACGGGTTTCTGAAGATCGGCTCAAACGCCGCGAGAGGTTGGTTGTTTTACTTCGGGATAGCCTCAATCTACTCAGAACTCTTACTGTCGTTCTTCCAGTAGAAACTTTAAACGGTCATCACGCCAAAGCGTCCCAAGTGTCCGCCACTGTCTTATCTGTGCGTCTCTCAACAAACCTTGGGAGGAACAGTGAGTTATTGCCGTTTCTGTCAGTTATCTTCTCGTTGTAGCGGACGGCGATTATCTCACCGATCCACTCATCCACGCTCTTGGATATTTCCACGCGTTGAGAATCTGTGAAACCGCTGACACTCACTTCCATATCACCGTCGGCAGTCGCACACAACAGAGAGCCGAAAGTCTCCGCGTTCTTACCCGTCCCTTCATTCAAGCCAAGCACCACCAGATCGGCTTCATTCTCTTGCTTGAGTTTGACCTGATGAGGGCTTGTGTGATTTTTCCACAACATTGTGGGTGTTTTGAGGATCGTGCCCTCACCCCCATTCGCGACCACAGTGTCATAATGCTTCATCGCCTCTTCCATGGAATACACCAACTTACTCGCAACCACAGCACAATCTGTCTCATCACCGAGCCTCGCGAACCGTTCGCTGTAATACTCAGACGGTGCGTTGTCCTCGACTGTCGTACTGTAGACCATATCCCACGCAACGAAGAGTATCGTGCGATCGCCATCCAGATCACCGCCCTGCATGATACTGTTGAGAATCCCGTTGCCTGTCTTACGGTCCAACACTTCGTCGCCATCACCGATCAGCAGCTCGCCGTGTATGTGTTGACCTTGTGGCATCTCAATGTCTAAGTATTCTGCCAAGTTGTGGGGATATTGTTTACCGGTTCTTGTGAACACCGAAACGGATTTCTTATCTTTGATCACACTGGCGAAAGAGCCATCCAATTTCTCCTGAGAATACACACCGGCGGACCAATCAAAGTCTTTCAAGGTACCTCGATTGGGGAGACTGGCACGCATGTAAGGAGCTACAGGCACTGTGCCTCGTTTAGCCTTATTGATGCTCTTGGCACTGAATCCCGCTCTCAAATCTTTCTTAAGGATTCTCAAGAACAGCGACTCAGAAGCCTCGCTAAGGGCCGACATTGTGTCGTTGCACACTCCAACAGCTTCATAACCTGACAGGTCTCTGGAACTCAGACGGTCCAACACATTCCAAGTTTGCTCTGAGAACTCACCGGAGGCTCCAGCCCTCAGAGGTTTTAGACGTTGCATGTAGAAGCGTTTGAATGGATTGTAGGCGTACTTAAGCACACGCTCAAAATCTCCATCTTGCATAAACTCTTTGAGCAGCTCGATCTTGACATTCTTACTGTCTTCGCTTCCCACAACTTCGAGTAACTCGTAAATCTCATCACTGTTCATAGTTGCGCATCCTCATCCACAGAAACAGAGACAGGCGCCAAACCCACGTCGAAGATGTTTGAAGATGGGTTTCGTGCATCTGTGTGGAAGTGATCCAACGCTATGGCACGAGCTTCTTCTTCACTGTAGGTATCCACCAGCATGGGCGAGACGTCCACGATGTATCTCCGCTTCGTCCTCGACTTCTGCACTTGAAGCCAAGCAGCATCGACGCTGCTGTAGTTCAAACCATCATTCGCGTCGTAGTCTTCAGCCATTTGTTTGAGGACATCGGCGCATGCTTGGTTGGGCAGACCCAGACGTCCATCATCATCTAGATGCAGAAGGATATCGTCGATATCCCAAACATCCACCAACGTCCTAGATTGCTCATTAAATTCAGCCATGATCACTCTCCGTAATTAAACTGTCCCGCAACTCATCCAAGATGTCTGCTTCTCGTTCCATAAACTCTTCTAACTCATCCTGCTCAGGAAACACTGAGAGACCGAAGATAGTGCCTGTCAACGCCTTCACAGGTTCACTGATCACTCTTAATGTAACCTCTTCATGCACACTCTTTTCGCTGTGCCACTGTGTAAGGACACCCAAAGCCTCTTTTTCTGAGAGGGTATATCTGACTTTCAGTGTCATTGGACTACCTGAAGGTGTGTACAATAAATCCTTCTTAACCATAAAATACATTCAAAATTCTCCATTTGCGTTTAAAAGACCGAAGCTTGTAAGTCTTCGGTCTTTCATGTTAACTATTTGACTGGACAAGCTCCACCGGCACACTCATCACCACCTTCAAACTCAGCGGTGTCTATTGTTGTGATCAGTGAGGTCGTCTCAACCAATTCATCGTATTGTGCTTTCGTTATCTCTTCATAAGGTGCTTGCGCGAACCCATGCTCAGAGTGTAATAAGAAAGACACAGTCTTCATAGCATCTTTGTAGTATCGTCTCAAGTACTTCTTAATCGCCGGTATCTCTTCCTTTCGATAATACACTGTACAGCTCACGGAATTGTCACTCCACTCCCTTTGCATTCGCCTAACTTCATTGAGTTGGTCTATAGCCGTCATCTCAGAAGCCAGTTTCGTACCCTCTGGATACTTGAACGGGAAAGTCACAACCACTGTGTGATGCTCGTCGTTACCTTCGAAGTCTTTGACGAACTCGACAGGGTATCCATGATCCTTACAGACTTGAACCAGCTTGTGATCACTGGCGATCCTGATGCGTCGATACATATAACGACTATACGCAGGATGGATGCCCGGAGTTACTCCAGGAAGTAGAGATAGAGTTCCGCTGGGTTTCACAGTCGTCAGCTTGATACTGGTCGGTATTCCGTGAGCTTCAGAATATTTCTCGTCGTAGCTACGTAAGTACTCATATGTCTCGTTCAACCAACTATTCTGCTCCGGCGTTGCTTGCAAGATTCCCGTCATTCCAATACCCATACGCATGTTCTTGTGAACTACAGCCTGCGTGTCTGGTTGGTGTGACTTCAACAACAATGAGTGCTTGTTCACGCGGTACAGCAGAGTCACCACATCCATCAGCTCCTCTTTGGACTCTATGTTGGGTAGGAAGACTTCAGCTAGACAGCAGGTCTCCGCATTCGCCAACGACTGCTCAGCACACGGATTGTAGCCTTCAACTTCTGGATCTTTATACTCGGTCTCGCCTAGTCTGCCACAAGAGCGTGACAAACCTAAATTGATGAGTCCGTAAGGTTCACCTTTACCCTCGTAGCCCTGCCAGAAGTAATCGTGGAGATCATCTATATCGTCACAGACTACACTGTTGTTACTCATTGCACGGTAACTCGGAATGTCGCCGAGATCCCAACGCTTAGCCAACAAGAACTCTATGTCGTCTGGATCACCCAAAGCAATCTGTGCTGATCTTCTTACGTTCCCTGCGACGATGATGTAGCCGATGATGTTCATCATATCCAGAGCATCTATAGGTCTAATCTTCTTACCCGCACGCTTCATCAACAACTCAGAGATTTTCTGTATCCCCCACACAAGCTCGTGAGGACCACTTGCGGTTCCGCCGAAACCTTTAATAGGCTCACCCTTGCCTCGTATCACCTGTGTGGAGAATGTGAAAGAGCCTTTTTCAGCTGATTGACTCATGAAGGCCGCCTTCAATGTCTTACCTAATAATCTGACCCAACCCTCTCGAGAGTCTGGAATAATGAAATCCGCGCCTCCGTCGTCGAAACGAGTGGGTGCGGTGAACCACTTCTTGACTGGAGGGATCTTGTCCACGTACTGTCTTTGGATGTTGTAGCCAACACCGGAGCCCAACGCCAGCATATCCATCGTCCAAATGAACGGCTTGATCGGATGATCCACAGTCGTGAACGCGCAGTTCTGCAGACTCGCCAGACCTAGCTGCTCCACAGTACCTGTACCTAGCTGCCAAAGGAAACGCCCCGCAACTGAGCCTTTCAAACTCAAGAGGTGTTTCGCCAGACGTACCTCTTCTGCCTCTGTGAATCCGCAGTTCAACTGTTCGTCGCACGCGTTCACCACACGAAGTACAGTGTCTTCAAAGTCTTCAGTGGGACAGTCGACACCACCCGCGTCATCCAGCTTACGCGCGTAGGTGCGTTTGTAAGTTAGGTAGCCCACAGAACTCCAAGGGGTGTCCACTTCGGGTAAATCTTCAAATGTCATCATATATGTGTATCTCCATTTCGTAAGTTAGTTAAAATACATCTTCATCATCCACAGCGACAAACGCCACCTTCTCAGTCTCAGTGGGTAGCTTCTTAAACGAGACTTCACCATCCTCACTAAACAGTCTACCGGTGGCTAGCTCATACGTGGCACCGTTCACCGGTCCGGTGAGGCCTGTGTACCGACTTTTCAAAACACTCATGGAGATATGGTTTCGCTCTACCTCGTCTTCAGCTTCCATATTTCGGGAGAATCCGATGACGTCGAAGGATATCTGCTTGATTGACCCAGAACCACGAATATCATCGAGCGTAGGCAGCTTACCTTGTTCGAAAGTCTTACCCAAACCACCTGGAACTTTTCTGAGATGAGACACCAAACCGATCCACACATTGTGCTTCTTGACCAATCGAAGTAGATCATTCATGACGCGATCCTGCGCTTCCAAGCCTCTCAAATTTCCCGCACCCTCAGACACCAGTATGGTGATGTGATCTATGAATAGGTATTTTGCACCGGCCAACGCCATATACTCCAGCTTATCCATTATAGAGCTGTCATTGATGGAGCCTTGATGATCCAACAACAGAACTCGATCACCTCCAAAAATCTCATCGAAACCCACGCGTAAGTCCTCCAAAGATATTTCTTCATATGAAGGGTTCTTATCCAAAGCCAAGCCAGCTAACTTACGCGCAGTTTCAGCTGGTGCTTCTTCCAGCGAGACCACACCTATCTTCGTGTCCTCCACCTCTCTGAGGACGTGTACCATAATCTCACGAATTATCGAGCTCTTCCCTGTGCCTGTCCCCGATACAAAAAGAGTGATCTCACCCATACGCATACCTTTGGTTTTGGAGTTCACGCCTGAGAGGCAAGCAGGATATGCCACAGACTCTATTTTGTTGTAGTTTTCTAAGGCATCCCACAACTCTTCCTTCTTCAAGACACCGCCAGGTAGATAATCTTGAGCGTTCCAAACAGCACGCATCACTTCTTTGCCACCTTCTTTTAAGAACAGCTCATTCGCGTCATTCAGTGAGATCGAGACCACCCGCGCCTTGTCATGACCCACGATCTTCACGACATCTTTTGTGGCTTTTTCACCAGCCTCATCGTTGTCGAAGAATATGACAACTTCTTCAAAAGTGCGAAGCCACGCGCGTGCTGCTAATACAGGTTTCAAGTTGGAGCTACTCGCCACACCGACGACTGGATAGTGCTTCTTGTAGTTATCGTAACCCGCTTGCGCTACAGTCAAGGTGTCTATCTCGCCTTCACAAATGACGACACGCTTACCGCCTTCAGCAAACAACGCTTGCCCGAACAAACCGCCCAGCTTACCCAGAGCCGTGAAAGTCTTAGGCAGTAACCGCTTCTTGAAGCCTCCCTCATACGGATAGTAATGAGCTTCGATGTGTCCTGTCTCATCGAAAGCCGCTCTAACGCCGTAAAACTTGTTTATCTCGCGGGTGATGCCTCTCTTGCTGAAGGCACTGTGTCTATAGTCACTTATATTTTCGTGAACAACCATCGATTTCTCTCGAACAGTTTCGGTGGGCCCATCGGTCTTGGGGAACCAAGCTCTACAGGAGAAACAGTAGCCTGTACCATCTTCATAAATTTGCAAGGCGTCCGAGCTTGCACATTTAGGACACGGATTGTTCTTCTTCTTTATTACGCCCATCGTCTACTCCTTCGTCTACTTCTTCAGATATTTTTGAGATGACCTCACCAAATAACGCCAACACCGCCCCGAACAGGAGGTAGTCTGCGCTACTCGCGAACCCCATCTTGTACACTTGCCAACCACCGACGGCCAAAACAGCAAAACTTATAAATATTAAAATCCTTCCAAAAATCTTCAAAATACTTCTCCATTAATTATCCCATGTAGCCGTTCACGGTGTCGTTCCGTGATGGCCTCTTTCACATTCCAAGCTATCTTCTCGACACGTGTGTTGTACCATTGTTCAGTTGTGGGAGCTTCGACGAAACACAGTGTCCACGTCTCTGCCCAACTCAGACCAGACTTGGTCTTGTATTGTTCCACACAAATCAACTCGAACTCATCCAGAGGTCTGGCTTCAAACATCTCTTTTAAAAGATTGGAAGATGACATATACTTCTTCCAGTTACTCTCAACGCCTTTCGCTTTACCTCTCTGCCCTCTATACAGCTTCTTACCTAAATAGAATCTATTTAAATAGTTATCTCGAACAAGGTAGATGAACCCCATATATTTGTCTGGGTCCATCTTTTCCGAGAAAGACCAATGGCCATTGTGATTAGCCTTGATCACCTTACCTGTCTTTGGTACTTTTATGTGCTTCATTCCATCAACTCCTGAACTAGTGGCCACTTAGTGGCGTCGAACTTATCATCCAACGACTTGAGCAAATAAATCAGGCGGCCTGTCAGTTGTAGGTGCACCAACCAGTTATCCTCTTCCACTGCTAGATAGTTGGACACCACAGCTTCTTGATACTCTTCGTGTGTCTCGCAACCTTCAACCATCTTTTCAGCGTTCACCGGACCAACCTTCCATAGCCCTTTTATATTGTCTACAGGGTCACCCGACAGCAGCTGAGCATAGTAGAGATGTCTGGCTGCGGCCACATCTATGTGCTCCAGCGTCTTCTTCTTTATGTTGTAATATGGTCCGACTATACATTTCAAATCTTTATCTATGGAGGCTATCACGAAAGGTTTGTCTTTCCTTCGATGACCCTCAGCCCAAATCCGTAAATAGTCGTCGGCTTCCATATTGTCAGCTGGAACAGCCATCTCGCGCTCCACCATTCGCAATCTCAGAGCTTTCACAAAAGGTGCCAGTGGGTTGGGTTGTCGTCTGCGATGATGTTTGTAGTCTTCGAACACATCTTCACGAAAGTTACCCTCACCCTTCACAGCCATCTTGTACGAATCTGAGAAAGTGTTCAACTGTATCTCAGCGATTATATCTTCCACATAAGCCCAACACTCCTCCAGGTATTCCGCGTCATCCTCTTCTGTGTACTCTGGGGGAACAACGACACCCTCGTCGTCTAACGAGGTCACAACCAACTCTGGGCGGTTACTCTTGGCCACCCTCGGCTTGCATGCGTAGTAGCACACAACGTCACCGTCTATCAGCACTTGCATCTCGTAACTCCTTTTTCCGTTTACTTTCAAAAAGTTTCAATTCCTCGTCATTCGCCTCGCAGAATTGTAGTTCACACAAAGGCTCGGTCAGTGAGCGATGTATGCACCACCTGTAGTGGCACTCATTCAAGAGTGAGCTCCGCATCAGAACTCACGCCTACGCCATCTCGAATGTCCAACTTGAGTTCTTTCGGTTCGTAACTTTCCAACTGTGCAGGTGTCGCAGTGCACGTGTTGTAATGACAGTTGCTCAAATCCTGCGTGTCATGATTACTGTTATGATTGTTGCACATCGTATGTTCACATTTTAGCATATCGTATCTCCATATCGTTAATAAGTTTATAGCGGGGAACCTAAGCTCGGCCCACTGCATCATAAGTCTCCTGAAAACCTTCAGTCAACTCTTTCACACCCAACACATCATCGTATAGTGGCTCGAGGTACTCTACACACTTAACGGCTTGCTCATCTATGTTGTTACCCAACTGCTTCTGATCTATGCAGAAGGCGAAGAACTCAAGCAAGTCAGCTGCCTTCACGATCTTCTTGTTGAGACCTTCCAGCTTATAGCTGGCCTCGTCAAAACCCAGACGTTCGAACCAAGTGTCCTCCACGTCTGTCATGATCTTCTTAAGCTCTGGATTATCACGCTTGACGTGTGTCTGCAGATCTCCTGTGTACTGCTCAGGAATGTCGTGTATGAGTATCTCATGCCAAGGAGTCAACACCCCGTTCGCGTACGAAAGGTATCGACCGATCACCAGCATATTAACCGTATGGGAACCTACAGAGTATTCACCATGTATTGGGTACGTATGGCAACGCTTCACCGCGAAGCCTCTACGAAACACATCCACCATCTCTTTTGCTTGCATAAACTCTCCTGTTAATGGACATCCAACCAAGTGTGTCCTATTTTTCCGTCACCATCCATTATCTCAACACCCACCAGCTTCGGGCCGGACATAAAAGCTTCAGCACCTATTTCAGAGGCTCTCTCAGCATACGCATCGGGAACCATGAAGTCCAACTCGTCATGATAGAAGATCAAAGGCTCATAAGGTATGCCTTCAGCCTCCAAATTATCCATCATGACCATTCCAGAAGCTGAACAAGTTATCTTCTCCACAGCTTGTAGTAAATACACGAGGAGTTTATGTTTACTGTCGACGTATATCTTGTTGCCAGCTAAAGAGGGAATGTAACCTTCGCCTTTGTTGGTGAAGCTTTTAGTCCTATCCCAAGTATCTTCCAACCGCTTCATAAGACCTGAGAATCCGGGAATGGCTTTCAAGAATTCTGCCTTGAACACATTCCCTCTGTCTGCGTCCTCAACTCCGAACAGATAGCTCCAAAGCTTAGCACCTGAGCCACCGAACAATGTGGCATAGAACACGCGCTTACTTCTACTCCTCAGATTCTTGGGCGTGAAGTCGTGGCGAATTAGCATGCTGTCCAGAGCCTCGATCATTTTACCCGCATTGTAGATGTGGATGTCTTTATTGAGGATCACATCCGTGAACTCATCATCGTTAATGTAGTGTGCCAAAGCCCTGGCCTGATTACCTGCAGAGTCCACACCCACCATAGTGTAGCCCTCTTTCGCCGTGAACAGCGATCTGACTTCGGGACCATATAACGAATCCACAGAAGGTATGTTGGCGATTGTCTTATGACGCGCCCTCATACTGGGAGTGCCTATCATAAAGCATTGTCCCACAAGTCTGTAAGTCCCATCCTTCTGCAATTTAGCTTCAGCCAACCAAGTCTTAAGAATCGCGTGGCGAGATGAGATGCTCACATACTCTTTATACAACGCACCATCACCTCCCAACAGTTCTAGAGAAGCTGTATCGATCTTGGGACTGGATTTGACACGTTTTCTCTTCTCCTTCAAGAACTTACCGTCGCTGTCCTTCTTATAATTCCACTCGGTGGGTTTCCACCCTTGCCTGTATAGAAAGATTTTGACATCCGCAGGTGAGCTGAGTTTCAAATCTGCAAACTCCACACGACAGAAAGGTCCATCGATAGGCCGCAACTCGCCGACGTAACCGCTCCAAGGATCCACATCGAACCACTTAGCTGTGTGGTGATCATAACAACCCTTCTTCACCCACTTAGGTCTCTTGACCTCACCCTCAGTCTTACCAGGCACCCGATCCTTAATCACAGACTTGATACCTAGCTTAGATTCTAACTTAGCTGTGGTGGAGGCCATCTTCCTTGTCATCTCATCAAACAAGGCAACAGCATCATCGTAAGCGAACGGCCAGCCGTTCAACTCAGCTTCGGACGCCCATTTGGACATATAATGCTCGGCCTTGATGTACGTCTTCAAGTAGGGTGCTTTAGGTGACTGTATCCTGAGCTCGGTCATCAGCTTTTTGAAGACCAACAGGTTCAAGTCTACATCACGCTCACAGTACACTAACATCTCCTGCGTGAACTTACTGTAATCATTGAAATCAATCTTCAATAGACCTAATTGATTTCCCCAAGCATCTAGACTGTGACCACCTTTCCCGAATCGCCTGTAGTCCAGGACATATGAAAGGATGAGCGTGTCGTAGACCTTCACAGACTTATCGGGTTCCCAATTGAACAACTTCTTAAGAGCCGGTAAGTCGAAGGCGACTATGTTGTGACCCACGATGGCGTCAGCTGAATTCAACTCAGCCTGCCACCCCAAGTCATTCTCCAACCAATACTTCTTCTCATTGGTGGTGGAGTCTTTTGTGTATAGTACATGCATCTTGGTGCAACCCTCTAAGAGGTCGTCACTCTCAATATCAAACACCAAAGTCTTCATTCTAGACCTCCTTTAACAATGTGTCCACCTCAGCTATGTCTATGTTCCGTCCAGCGACAGTTCGAGCGGTCAGGAATTTCAAGTAGAATAGAGCCTTCAACAGCTCTTGTCTACTGTCATCTTTCTTCCCATTCCTGGCCAAGTATTTGTACACTTGCATCAACACTGCGCTGTCGATATCTGGAATAACATCCTGCATAACTTCCAGCCATTGTGAGTCACCCACAAAACCTTTATAGTGGTCGGGGTCCACCGCCGACTTGATCGCGTCGGCGTGCTCCTCCGACCAGTCAGACAGTCTCTCTTCTTTGTTGACCCATTGGAAAGAGCGTTCGGAAGCGGCTATATGAGCCTCCAATGCATCCATAGTGAATATCATTTGCTCCTCTTTCGTTATGTTGTCGGTTATACGAACCACACCGTCCATCAACCACTCTTCGGAAGTGACCTCTCGTACGTCAGTTGTGGTCTCCAAAACGCGGTCGTCGGACATCAAATCATAGACGTATCTCAAAACGGAATCTCATCATCGCCTAGGGCTTCCCCACCGGTATCTTCTACCTCTACAACCACTGTGTCGTCGTCGAGAGCTTCGAACATCATAGCTTCTTCGCGCTCGTACTTATAGTCCACCCACTCAGTGATTTGAACTTTGCGTAACTGGAAGTATTTCTTACCATCATTTATATACCAAAAGAGAATCAAGTTTCCCTTCGAACCGTTGCCGACACGGCTGGCATCAATAGGCTCCAACTTCGAACCGAGCACTTCTGGAGCTGGCTGTTCAACGTCTTTGGAGTTCCGAAGCTTCTTGTAGACATTGAATTTGTAAAACAAAGGGCCTTCTTCAGGCTCTTCGATTTTCACATTCAAGCCGAGGTTTTTCCAGACAGTCCTCTCATCTTTGTCGTATGTTCTCACTTGAATGCTCCAAGCTGGCATCTCACCTGGCTTAAACGCTTCAGGTGTCACAAGCGTCGCGTAATGAAATTCACACCCAGTAACCATAATCTCGCCCATCTTTTTAGTATCAGACATTCTTCTTTATCTCCATAATAATTTCATCATTTAATTTTGCGGGTACGAAATAAACATCGCCACCCGCGTTGTTGGTCACACTGACAAGTGCGATCCATCCGTTCACATCTTCGACGTACTCAAACGCCACATCTCTGGGCAACTCTTTCGAGTCATCCAGTATCTTACACAAACCTCCGAAGTCAACAAAGAGATCTGTGTCATCATCAGCACCCACTGCCTCATACCACTCCACAATCGCTTGGCCAGGTATATCTCTCAATCTTCTGTATCCGTTCATGAGAATGCGTACTCCGATTCCAAAACCTCGAATATGCTGAATGTGCCCAAATCTAGACCTTCAAGAGTCTGACCTGTCTCACGCATTAGACTTCCCAAAGGATCGCCCATATACAGTGTGGCGAACTGCGTACGAGTTTCATTGTACAGATCATCCATATCTTCAGGCAGACAGCCAAAAGAATCATGAACAGTCGTCACAGGGAAGTCGCAAGCATTGACGACTAGGGAGAGATGGGCAGCATCCAAACTATGTATGATGTTAGGTGCAGCGCCTTGTGCCTGCTTCTTGGGGCTCATAACAGGCTCCTCCAGACAGCTCACACTCAACTGTAGTGTGTTCTCGTAGTAGCCTGTGCTCTTCTTGGGACCGGAGGGTTCACCATATTGTGCCCAGACCTTTCTGACATTTCCGTGTATGTAATATTGCACACAAGGAAACCCAGTTGCCTGTGAGGTCCACTCCAAGAATCTGCCGTCCTCTTCAGCCAGCTTACCGGCCTCTTCGAACTTCTTGAGCAGTTGCATAGGTCGCTTCAACGCTGAACCACAACTGCTGTATATGAGCCTACCCAACCAAGCACCCCATCTGTGCTCCATGTAGTTCAAAATCTCGATTCCATGTTTAGACGCGTCTTTTATGATCTGCTCACCTAGACCGTAAGGCGTACCCCCGTATGGGAGAGTCATAACTCCTCGCTTACATATCTTACGTCGGTCTCCTTGATGCGTGATCCTGCTCCAAAACACCGGCATCGCTTGATCCAGTAAGTGTTTGTTGGAGGCCTTCAGGACTTTGAGCTCTTCTGCGTAGCGTTTCCGTTCTTCACTTCGAGGCTCAGAGTCGCGAATTGACTTCTTCACGGCGATAGCTCGGTCCACGAAGATCTCCGTCTCTTCTCTGTCTTCCAGCTCCATAAGATCTTTGTCGACCGAAGCCCACACAGTATCGGAAACGAAGCGGTAGAGATCTCCAGGTTCTTCAGTCTTGGTCAGATTCACGTACGGTGCAGTAGTTTCATCTTTGGAGAGTGCACAGAGGTGCTGGGCTCCATTATTGGAGCCGTCTATCCACACTAACAGACCTGAAGCATACTCAGGATCTTCCCTGAATTTGCACAGCTCGATACAGTTGGCTAAGAATTGCCAAGGCTTGTCAGCCACCATCCAACCTTTATTCACACGCGGGTCGGCGGCGTACTTGACGAAGCTGTCTTCATTATCTAAAGACCATTGAGCCCTGTCGTCTAAGTGGATCTTGTCGGTCTTTCGCCCATCACCTGTGTCACCGCCCCATAAGTTCGCCATATTTATCAAGAGCCAATAGAGACCTCTCTCACTTATCTTTTGGCGGCTCGCTCTCAGCAACAGACCTTTGGATTGGTCATGTCCCTGCTCGTGTAAGTAAGCTGTTGTGGGATACACACGACCTCTGAAGTCATAAGAGTATAAGTGGTAAAACTCGCTATCTTCAAATCTCTGGGCCATGTTGAGAATAGCTTCAGACTCTCTCAATTTGGAGTCTTTGGCCTGACTGGAAGGAGCTCTCCACACACCTGAGAACGCTTCTTCTTCGTATTCGAAAGCCCATATCTGCAACTCCAGTATGTCTTTATTTATGTTCCAGCCAATCTCTTGAAGCTTGTTGACCAGACCAAACACTTTGGGTTGAGTCTTTATGTACATCTCGTCCAGAAGATTGGGGTGCAGTGACTTTATGAGAGGCATACCCGACGAGTGTCTACCGCAAGACCACGCATCATAAGGTTCACTACTCGGCAGTTTACCGTTCGGCTCCAACTTCAAATTTTTCCACAGCTTGGTGATGGCTCGATCATTGGTGACTTCTATTTTGTAGCAAGCATGTCTGCTTCGCGTGTTTGAACCCTTGTAAGCCGCCATCAACTCCATCTCTTCCAAAGAGTACAGCAAGAAACTCCCCAAGCGCACGGCGGTCACTGTGTTCTTGGATTGTCCACAGATCTTCATAGCTCTGGCGCCCATGGCGGACACCAGATCTATAAAGTAGATATCAGACTCACCTCGCAGATCTCTTGTGTATAGGTATGCGACAGGGATTATGGCCTCATCCAATATCTTATCCACATCGACTTGCTTTAAGAAATTGATCTTGTGGTTGCCGCTTATCTCTAGATCAATCCTCCTTTTTAAGGATCTTTTTAATTTACTTCTCATCTCATAACCTCCAGTTACAATTATTGTGGAAGGCACATCTGGGCAACTGCCCGATATATGATCTTTTGTAAATCATAGATCATATATAGGGAAGGGCTCAGGGTTAAATCAACAGGGGTTATCAATACGGTTTTTGAAAGTCTCCGTTATCGGTTGCCTGTACGCTATTTCTAAGAACACTCGCTCTGATTTGCTGAAGCAGGGAGGTATAAGATTGTCGCACCCTTGAGTCATCTGCTATAATCTCGGAAAAAATTCAGGTTGAAAGTAAAACCCCTCCCGAAGGAGGGGGAAATTCATAGATGTAGTAGCCACGAAAGAACGGGGATTGTCATCGCCCCGACAACGGCCAACAATATTGCATATAATGCTATAGCTATGGGCACTTTCAAGTGCTCCAATACTTCGTATAATATTACATGCCACATAGTCAACCCCTTAAGTAGTTATAGACCTCTCTAATTTATTCAGTTTTCTTAGAAGATATCTAAAATAATACGACTTTATTATAAAGGCAAGTCGCGAAGCCTTATCCATAGAGGCTAATGATGTTGAGACTTCTCCCACCAATTCACCCACTTTCAAGTAAGCTGCAGACTGACGAACACGCGTCTCAGCTTTCTTGAAATTGAGAGTAGGTGTAGAGTACGACCACTCTATTAGCTCAGACTCTTTTTTAGGTTTACGCTTTCTGCCAGTCACACGCTTCTTACCGAACCCACGCTTTTTATTCGACATAATATTTCCTTTTTATAGTTCACAAATCAATTCAGTTAAATAGACTTCTACGGATGTACCATCCTCTGAGGTTATCGAGTATACGACCTCGTCCACCAAGAGATTGATTATCTGCTTTGTATTAAAAAAGCAGGCATTCGTCTTCAGAGCCTGTGTGGCTCTCTGTAAGTCCCCCGCTGGTACACTTATCACTACGTTGAGCGTGTCTTTTGCAGATGCCGGCAACGTAAGCATACAACCCAAGACCAACACCAATACTTTATTATGCATACAGTAACTCCTTCTTAAAATTACAAAGCGATCGAACTGATCACTTCTATGTCCACTCTCCATCTTTCCCACAAGAGAGCTTGTCAGTGGCTATTGTGATGGACGTACCATCACTGAAGCTGTAAAGCCATATAGCTGACATACCAAGCGAATCTAACACCTCTTTAGCTCCTGTGTCACACGCGACAAATCGCACTCTGGACTCCATATACGCAGTCGTGTATTCGTCAAGAGGTTCGGAGATCTCTTGGAACGTGAGTACCACTTCGTCAAAGGTCATAAGAGCGAACCCTTCGGAAGCAATAGACTGTTGCATGAACGCAACAAACAATGAGACAGCCAGCAAAACAATTGCTAATTTTTTCATGTCGTAAATCCTTTTTCAGGTTGTGAAGTGATCCCTTTGATCTCTTCTATATAAGATACCGATATTTCCGCAGTTTCATTTACACCGTTTTGCGTTTAAAAGCCCCTCGATTGTGAGGGGCTTTTAATTAATACTAGTTACGCAGACAGGTCTCCTATCTTGACTCTCAGGACATTATTGTCGTCGAAGACTTTTATGACGTTCTCAAGGATCTCCAGTCGCGCGTTACCTGCGTCCGCACTTCTGAGCACTAAACCGTTCTCATCTATAGATGCTTGAAATCCACTGGCGGTGTTGACCACACTCAAAGAGTCGGCGTTCACTGTACCTGCCACCAGCAAGTTACCATCTATAAATTCAGCTTGGCTGCTCCAAGTGCTTCCATCAAACACCCAAGCCTTGACAGCACCGTCGATACCCGAAAGAATCATTCTGTCGAAAGCTACGGGAGCTGAACCAAAACCGTTTTGGAATTCAATCGACAAAGCTCCAGAGGTCAGTGCATCCAACTCAACTTGTGTATTGAGCGTCACGAATCTGTGCCAACCTGCTCCGCGCACACCGGCCGCGCCATCTTCACCCATCACACCGTCCGACAAGGCTTCCACATAAAAACTCTTCTCGAAGGTGGACAAACCAGCATCACCCAACGGCAATCCATCGATCGTTCCATTATACACAAGAGTCACAGGAACTATGGCCGAGGTCAAAGCCGCTGAGAAGTTGAGGGTGTATGTTGCCTTGTCTGAAGTGAGTACGGAAGACCAAGCCACCCCGTCCACGTCACCGGAAGCAGCGGAGGTTATCCGCCACTCACCCGCGAGGACATCACCTGCACCTGTGCTCAATGTCGACAGAACACCACCTGACCATAATTGAATCTCTGAGGTGTCAGATGTGGGTGTGATGGTTCCGTCGGCCAGCGACTTCTTCACCATGAAATTCGATCGAGATACCTGAATGGAGAAACCGCCCAGAATCTGCTGCTTACCGATGTAGCCACCTGAAGCCGAAGTCACCCAAGGAGACATACGCCCGAGACGCGTCCTGCCTCTAACTCGGTACTTATAGGTCGCAACTTGATTGGGGAAATGCTCGAATATCTCCGTGCCGAAAGGAACCACACCAGCTGTACCCCACACGATGGAAGCGTCGGCCTGTACAGTCCCTGCTTGCACTAAGTACTCGTACACCTGCACATCATCAGCATCTGTCCAAGTCACCTTTATTGTGTTATACAAGGAATCTGGATCTGTGATACTCTCTATGTCCACATTGGAGGGTGGAGTGACTGACATATCCACAGAGGTTCTGAGTTGCGGTGTCTCAACCTCCACCGAGTTGAACTCGTAAGCTTCAGCTGTGTACGCCAACGCGTCGATCTTCAACGCCATGTCGGGCGTTATGTCGATGGCACTTATACGTACGTACGTGTCTATCTTGTTTCGATGACTGTTCAGGTGGATCACATCACCGGGCTCCAGCTCTAGAGAGCTTCGGCCGTTACCCAAGCTACCTAAGTTGATTGTGAAGGTGAAGGAGGCCAGTCTGGACTCGTTGACCGTCGCTTTAGCTATCGCCTCAGCTTGGTAGACGTTGGAGACACCTGCAGGGGATACTGAGGAAGATAACTTTATGCCGTGATCGTTAGCCAGAAGGCTCGACGAATCAAACTCGTAGGTATCTTCCGCGAAATCTTTTCCGCTGTTCACATAAGACAGACTCACCGCGTTAAGTTTGTCATTCGTGTCTGGTATTTGATAGTCGATGTCGGAACCGAGTAGCGAGTCTGTGACTTCTCCGACGGATGCTGAGGCTTCAGTTAAAGATGTGTCAGGTAAGGACACCTTCAACTGACCCTCGATGCTTCTGTAGATGATCAACCCAGGCACACCCTCTAAGATACTCTCTATGTTAGCCACATGATCCGAGTCTGGCTTCAAGACTCCGTTAAACTCGTGTCTCAGCAACGATCTGGAGCTCACACCTGCTTTGTCGTACACCTTACCATTCACGGCAACAGAGCCTCTGGGAGCCTCTCCTGAGAGAGCGGCCGCCGTCGCGAAAGTTGTCAAGTCTAACTCGGTGTCGGAGATTTTAGGACCGAAAGGTTGCTCTGTGAAGTAGTCGAGCAGCACTTCTATGGCGTTGTTTGAGAATGTTGCTGTTGTGCTCAATACGCCAGAGCCGTCGAATGTCCGTATCTTGCGCCCTTTAAGATAGAAGCTTGTCGAAGGCTTGCCGCTGAATTGAGGTTCATCTCTGTTCATTCTGAAGAAACTTGTGGAGTAACAAACATCGTTGAACACCGCTGAGGCTTCTCTGGACAACGTCGAAGAGTTGGAGATCAAACCGCCCTTCTTGTTGATGTAGAGCTTAGCCCAACCCCCGTAGTCTGAGTTGTCGTGATCTTCATCGTTGATCTCGACCCACACAATGTCGTCCACTTCATCGGCACATATCACAGCCTGAGTGATCAGCGTCTCGTTCTTACTCCCCGAGAAACTACTCAGGCTTCCGAAGATCTCCTCGTTGGCGTTGGCTGCAGCAGAAGAAAAACTGGAAGAGACATCTGTGAAGACGTTGGTCCCTCCCACTCTGTTGTAACCATACGCGATCAGTATCGGTTGGTTGGAACCCGACACACGGACCAATTTGGTGGCGGCTCTGTCTTTGGCGGCTTCAGCGGCTTGACGTTGCTTCGCCTCCATTTCTTTCTGTCTCTTTCGTTGGTAAAGGAAAGATCCGACCGTCATAATGGCTGAGAAAATCCAAGAGGTGTACAGTGGGTACGAGAACCACTTCACTATGGTGTACACAGGTGAGAACCTGAAGATGTAATTTATATGTATCATGAGTTACCACCCCACTTAATCTCTGCCTCATTTTCTGTGTCGAACGACTTACTCATAGATGTGTCTCCTGGATGGGCTGCTTGCTGACTGGCATCAGTCGTGACACGATTCGTCACCTGCTGAAGCTTGGTTATGGGACCCACACACTGCACGCTGATGAGATGTTCATCACTCTCTATTTCGGTGGAGAAGCTGCTGACGGTTCCTGTGTATATCTTGAGATCACGATCGCCCGCCGTTGTTTCAAATCTGGATATGACTTCCACAGGCACACCGGTGGGCTCCGAATCCAGCAAGTCTCTGAAAGCGAAATCAACATCGGTTAAGTTTACACCGAAAATGTCTCTGGATACACCAGCTTCAGCTTTGGGAGGTGTGAGCGACTTCAAACCACCTGAGGCAGAGTAAGTCAATCCATCGTGAGTCACATCTCTGGGTGCGTTGGTCACACCAACGGTACCTGAATTGAATGCGAATTTGAGCAGGAGGAAGTAGGAAGTGCTTCGGTTGTTGAGGACACCGACGAGGTCCAGATCTAAAGTCAACATTATGTCAAATACTCCACAAATCTCAAACCGGCTTGTTGTAATACACCTGAGCTGTACTTGAACGATGCATTCTCTGGTTCGTTCAGCACTTTAGCTTTGACGTCTCTGTACACCAACTCGGAATTCGCGAGCACCGTCGCCACCAAACCCGACGAGAGTTGCAGAGTGGAAACGAACTGGGAGCCGACGTACTCCGGTGCAGTGTGCGAAACCACAGCATAGAGTTTCTTGTCCTCACCCAGACTGACCAACCTTCCAGACGGAATGTTGAAACTGGAGACCGACAACAGAGTCAGTTCGGTTTCACCAGCTGACGCGTCCACCGACACGGTCACAGTGGAGCCACTGATGGCTTTCTCTGTGCTGAAGTGCTGTGGGCAATCGATCTCGAAAGGTGTGTCCATCCCATAAGTCATCCAATTGGTCATCAGGTCAGCCATGAGGTCTTCACCGAAACCACCCATCAGTGTTATCGAAAACTCAAATCGCTGTGAGCCGTCTTTGATGTGCCGTCTCTGCAGATTCAAAGACTCCGACACTATGAACGGCTCATTGGAGTTTATCTCTAAAGGTGTTACATACGGGTACTTATCCAAAAACATCATCGCATCACTCTCCTTTCTCTGAAGTTACCTTCGACCATTGAAGCTATTTGTGGGGCCATAGAATAAATCTCCTTCTTGGTTTGGCGACTGACGTCACCTGTTATGTTTAAGTTGACTACGGTGGATTGAGGGACACTTGCATTCGTGTTCACAGGTGCCAGATTTGTGGCCAAACCACCCACAGCGAACCTGCGCATACTGCCGCTGTTGATAGCTTGAAGCATCCCTAAATTCGCTCTGGTGGCCGCCGCATTGACGACGAACTCACCGTCGCTGAGTCTCGCTGGAATCGAGTCGCTCGTACCCGTTCCCGGCCCTGAGACGTAACCACCGTCCGCATACCCAGAGAAGAGACCCTTCACCCAACCCCAACTGCTTTTGAATATACTGCTGATGTCGATGCCGTCAAACAAGGAGCTACTCCAACTTGCCAGACCTGAACCTAAGCTCTCCATTCCTTCGTCCAGACTCGAACTTTTGAAAAGGGAGTCGGTGAAGCCACCCACGAAGGTGTCGATGATGTTACTCGTGAAGTTGTCGAGGATGCCGGTCGTAAACTCTTTAAAGTCGGATTTTCCGTGGAGCAGCGAGGATAGTCCTGTTTTAAAGTCAGACTCCACACCTTCGGCGAACTCTTCACCGATCTTGACGAAAGCTGGATTCTCCACGTTTGACATCCATTCAGCGTCCCCTAATGCGACGTACATCTCGCTGATCTTATCCACCTCACCGAACAGTGTCTTGATCTGCTCTTTCGCTCTGGACTTGCTGGCCACCGAAGCAGTCTCATCGGTCAAGGTCGTTTTCCACTCGCCTATTCTGTCGAAGAGATTATTCACTCTATCCAAGTCTGCCATCGAGAAGTTCTCGAAAGACTTGACGGTGCGATCCTCCAACTGATCCACCACACTATTGTAGTTTATATTGGTTTGGGCCCAAGGTATCTTTGAAGCTTCTACGCTTTTGCTGAAAGTTTTAACTTTTGTAGTATCGTCGTCGGAGTCTCCGAATACACCTTTAAAACCCTTTTTGAGTTCAGCGAAGAGTTCTTTGAACATAGCAATTATCTTCTCAAGGAGAGTTTCAGTGACCTCCACAGATTTCTCTGTCTCGTCCTTCAAGTCCTTACCCAATTCAAGGTTGCTGAACTCTCTCAGACCTGTCCGAGGGTTAACCGTTCCGGAGCCTCCGAAGGCTTTCAACAAGTCGGCCTCAGCGGGATTGATGTGGGCCAGCATTGAATCACCGTCGCGCCCCATTGAAGCGAGACCTCCGTCGGCATATTTGCTGAGGTGGTGTCTAAGCACTGGGTGCTGTTTGAGTCGTTCCAACGAGTTTATCGCGTAAAGTCTCTGGTCGCCTTCAGGTAAGTCACCACGAGTCGAACCCCAATGACCTACCATGAAGTTATTCATGTTGCCTGAGTACAAATCATCCTGCAAAAGACCCACAATTTGGTCCCAAGCAGACACAACATCTCCAGAGGACTTGCCGACTTTTCGGCCCACTGCGTTATTTATAAAGTCTTGACGATTGGATTCAGTGATCTCGAGGCCACTAAGTAGATCTAAGAAGTTTAAATTTTCAGGACCTAACATGTTGTCGAGCTCGTGCAGGTCACCCACAATCAATGCAAAATCTTCGCCGTAGTTTAAGGTAACAGCAGCTGAAGCCCACGCATGCCTCAATGGGTCTCCTAATTCTTGACCTATATCGTTAAAACCATCGCCGGCAGCCTTAGTGCCTGGAATCCAGCTACGTTCTAGTCGGATCTTTAGTTCTTGGAATCGTAGACCTATAGCTTCAGCGAATTCATGACGATCAGTCAAAGCTTCAAAGCCTCGGCTTATAAAGCCTAAAATCGTATTATCACCTTTAACGGGACCGTCAGAGCCTTTAGCGATGAGACCCCCTTCAGAAAATCCCATAATCCCTGTCGGCTTTTTACTATTAATAGCTTCCAGCACACCCCTATGTCTTTTCGTCGATTCGGCGTTGATCACATATTCGCCGTTGGACAGCAGCGCAGGTATGGAGTCACTAGTGGCTGTTCCGGAGCCCCAAACAGGGCCACCTGAAGCTCTCTCTATAGGTTTTTTACTTCGGTCACCCCAAATGTCCCTTTCCACAAACTCGACGATAGCTTTTGATCGCGCTATACCGGTCTCGAGTACAGCATCTGCAATGACTTTACCCTGCTCTCGATATTGTGTGTCAAACCAGGCAGGTGTGAGAAAGTTGCCGAGTTTCTCATACATATTGGCGCCAGCTGCAGCATCTTCGCGGCGCTCAACTCTAGCAGCGTTGATGACACTTTTCAATGCTGCGATACTGCTTGTCAAGCTGCTCGCAGTCCGCTCCAGAGTATCTCTATTATCATCTGTAGCTGTCGTTAGAGCCGTGTTCACTGAGACTAACTCTCTCTCAGCGAGCATCAACGACTCTTCAGCTGTTTGTGGAGAGTCACTAAACATAGCCCACACACCCGTAAACATTTCGCGGAGGTCAGCTAATTGTGCTTCTCTTCGGCCTGTGGTATCTTTAAACATTTCGCGGAGGTCAGCTAATTTTGCTTCTCTCCAGTCTGTGTCATCTTGTATGCGTTTTGCATATTCTTCGAATGACACTTCAGGCGGTTGCGTAAGAGGTGAACCATCTATAAACACTTTAACATCGCTGACAAACTTCAGGAACGCATGCTTAATCGCTAAGTCTGTCTTTGCTCTATCGTAAGATTGTTGTGAGATATCGCTACCACCAACTATACGAGCTGCACCTTCAGCGGAACCGACA